CTGGTATGTCGCCGGACGAACCGCGCCATACCACACCACTTTTTAGTACCATCGTTAAACGAGTACTGTGTTGTAGAGCTGTACCAACAAATGATTCGCCAGGCGGTACACAACGTATGGTTGCACCGTGGTCGTGTTGTCTAATCGAATTGACCGTCAGCGCTGATAATTCGTTCGTTTCAAGAACTAGGTAATCTAACATCTACGTCCTCGAATCTACGGAAAAAAAGGTCGATGTTTTCTTGTGGGTCGTCCGCATGTACTGATACTAGCCCCGATGACTTGCACGAAAGTACTCGTCTCATTCTATCTTCGGAATAAATCCCACCAGGAAACACTGCATTGTAGATAGGAGAATAGGTATACATCTCTGTAACATCGTTAAAAAGGTAAACTGTTTTTCCAAGCGCAGCAGCAACGAGCCCCATCTCGCTATTTGTAAAAGACCCGACTATAGAAGCCTCAGTCATAAATCCATGACCAGATAGGTTTTTCGTTAAAAGAGACTGACAACCTAACTTGTGCTTTAGGTGCGCTACCATTGGCGCAGCAGATAAAGGATGTAGTTTACACTTGGCTCCTTGAGATACTGCGTTTTGAAGCTTTTCAATCTTAGCTATCTTATTGAAGATGTTGCTGCCTGGTAAGAAAACTACAAAATCATAATTTGTTTTAGATTTACGAAGGCGATACTTATCCGCACATAACCTCATTTTATCTAGCAAGCGCTCGCCTTCTTCAGTAATCTCACCGTTAGCAGCTTCAACCATTGTTTGGTAGGTTCGAACGGTGCAAGCGGGGCGAATGTATAAGAACTGGCTAGCCATATCCGTGTATACATAACCGTGTACTTTGGCTTCATCGTTCATGTCGTACCAGAGGTCATATTCAACCTTGCGGTCTTGTGGCAGTAACGCTGTTAGTGCGACTAATCCACTGTAATTGTTTGCTCGAAGAGCGCCACCAGACTTGAAGAAATGTGTTGGGGTATCCCCTAGAACTTCATTAGTCGACATCTTTTGTAAGGGCATCGATCTTTTGCTCCATGTCTTCCAGACGTTGTTCTGAGTCTTGAAGGTGTTCCATCAAGATTTCAATTGTTGATTCTATTCTTTTGGAAAGCAGTTCTATCGCTTCCTCTATTCCTCTGTCCATTGGCTTCCATCCCAATATCTAATGTTATGTGCACCGGCAGACGAGACTTCGGTGTCTTGTCCTGTTGCGGTTACACGCTCATACACGACGGTGTCAGTAGCGCGGTTCGTGCTAAACGTAGTAGTCGTGTTTTGGTTTGTCGTGTTCGATGTGTTGAACGTAGTGTTGAATGTTGATGTGGTAGATCGTGATGTCGTGTTCGAGGTCCCAAAAGTTGTAGTCGTGGACTTTGAGGTGTTGTAGGCAGTGGTAGTGTTTCTGCTGGTGCCAAAAGTGGTAGTCGTATTTCTGCTTGTACCGAACGTGGTAGTCGTATTTCTGCTTGTACCGAACGTAGTCGTAAAGCTCGTGGTAGTAGATCTAGATGTACCAAAGGTAGTCGTAAAACTGGTCGTAGTGTTATAACGTCTTCTTAAACTGTAGTAGGTTGCTGTTACACCTTTTACAACAACAGTGCTTTGAACAGAACCACGTTGGTATTGATAACTTCCGACTTGTTGTAATGTAACCAGCGCGTTGCCAGTACCGCTGCCATTACCACTAGAATATATGGAGGGGTATGACCCGTTCCAATAAATAGCGAAGTTAGAAATGTTACTAACGGCATTAATATTAATAAGCCAATAATAGGTGGAACCGTTATATTGATACCCACTAAAACCGCCAGTAGTGCTCCTGCTCGTAGTTCTACTTGTGTTGAATGAAGTAGTAGTACTCCTACTAGTTCCCCTGCTAGTGTTGAAACCAGTAGAAGTAGACCTACTTGTATTAAACGAAGTACTCGTAGATCGACTCGTGTTGAAAGCGGTGCTTGTAGATTTACTCGTACCAAAAGTTGTCGTAGTAGATCGGCTAGTATTGAACGAGGTCGTGAAGCTGGTATTAAAAGTAGTCGTGGTACTACCGGTCGTTGAAAACGTTGTAGTAAATGCAGTATCAGTGGATCGATTAGTATCAAAAGTCGTTGTTGTTGAGCGGGCCGTCGTAAAGACTGCGTTCCAAACTGTGACCGGGGACTGACTTGCGTTGTTGGCAACCACGTAATTTACCTGATACAGCGTTCCGCTATACCCTTTGGTAAAAACTCGTTCGGGGGTTTTTAGCGTTCCATTGTGGCTTACCTTTAAGTCAGTCATAGGGCTAGCTCACTACATACCAAACGTAACCCGCTGGTTTAGCCGCTGCGTCTGAGGAGGACGGAGCTGATGTCGTCACCTCAGATATATCAATCAAGTCGTTTAGCCCAGCAACAGTTACTCGTACTTCCGCTTTGTCTCCACTAGCAAATGCCCGCGCGGATGAACTGTCCTGCGCGCGAACTATCGTCAATGTATTACTACTCACAGCAGTAACTTTGACTATCTCTTTGTTAAGACTGGCGTCTTCAAGCGTGATGTAGAAGTGATCATTCGCCGTTATCGACGGGAACACACTTGCGTCAGCCACAGTGCAAGAAGTAGCTGAGTTGTTAAGACTTGCACTCAGCGTGGTCTTGCCGTTATTGGAAAATTTTACTGCCATATTAGCCCCCTAATTAGCTGGACTAATATTAAGATACAGTAATAGTCCAAGTAATAGTCATCGAGTCATCTGCGCCTTTGTTTACGACACTAAACACAGTGCGGCAAAGCATCGTGCCGCCTGAAGAAGCGTTGAAAACACCTGCTTCAGTGATAGCACCAGTACCTGTTCCTGCGCCAAAAGTGTCTACATAAACAACTGTGTTCGTAGAAACAGTAGTCGACGTAAGCGCCGTACGAGCAGCTTCGGATACAAGCGCAGTGTCACCAGCAGCAGCGGCGGTTGTACCTGTACCGATGCCCATGTGAGACATTGCTGTTGCAGACGCGTCTTTAATCCGGCTAGCAACATAAGCTTTACCCGCCGTGACAACCAAATTATCTATTTCTTGTACGACTTCGTCGTTGATCGAAATAGTAAGTCGGCCCTTCATTTTTAAACCATCGTTAATCATATTCAGCTCCTATGAGTTCAATGAGAACTCGTTAATAGGTTGGGCGTTAAGGACTGACGACTCTGCACCAACCAGAAAACCATTGAGTCGTAGTTCTACAGAAGTGTCGCCCATTGTTAGGGAATCAGCTTCTGTACTTGAAAAAGCCAGCGCTGCTGACTCTGACAAATTCATTGTGTCGGACAGGACACTACTTAAGTTAATAGCATGACTTTCGAGCATCGAAAATACATTTTGTTTAGCAAGGTCAGAAAGCGTTTCAAGTTCTGACTGGTCGTCTATAGATATTCCGTCAGTAAAGTTCTTGCTAATCAGAAGGACAGGAGCGTCTCCAACTGAAACACTGTCTGTTTTAGCTAAAGAGAACACGCTGACAGGGGCGTCGCTCATCGCCAAGGAATCAGATAGCCCTGGCTCAGCTTGTACAGAAATGGCTTCTGAAACCGACATCGAGTCTACAAACCCGCCGTGCTCAAACAGAATGCCTGCAACCTCAAGCATGGTTACAGAGTCAGAAATATCACGGATAGTTGTTAAGAAAATATCAATTGATTCAGTTACACCAATTGTCTCCGCTAACGCTTTGTCAACGACGAACAGTGGGGCGGAGTCAATAACAGACGCCGTATCGGCAAGTGATTTAGCGGCCACAAATCGAAGGGCTTCAGATACTGTAACCGGATCAGCGTTATCACCAATAAAGTACTTATTCAGGGGGTACGCATCTACCGTAATGATACCTTCGGCCTCAACCTTTTCTAAGGCAGCCTTAAGTTCTACAGCTGTGAGTACGTACTTAGAGGACATTAGTCGAAATCACTCCGTACATTGAACTTGATCAGGTCAAACAACGTCTGAACACCACCACCAGAGAATGAGATTTCTACCTCTCCTTCGTATACACCCGATGTCGCAAAGGTGTCGGATGGGAAAACAGTAGACGCCTTACCGTTAGTAACGTCGGTGTTTGTCATTGTGATTGTCTTGAGAATCTCCGTCGCGCCCACCTGACGAATGCGTAACCGTACGGTTGCGCCAGAAAGAGGTATCGGTGCCCAGGTGTCGCTATTGTTTTCATCGAGTACCTGACCGCTGGCGGCGGTACTACTGTCTTTGAGATTCACGGTGACCTCTGGAAGCGTATCACCGGTCACCATTTTTACTGTCTGTAAATACGCCATGATTAACCTTTCAATTTACCGATAGACTTGAGACCGAAGCTCGCGCCTATAGATGCCAAAATGCCCCATTGAATCCACTCGGGAGCGGTACGAAGAAAATCAAAACCTTGCTGCATGTACGGCTGCGCCGCAGGAACGAAGCTCCCGCATATGATCGCGATAAAGCAAATTGTCCAGGCCTCGTCTTTCCACGAATCCGCCGAAGCGTCCATAGCTTTCTCTTCCCAGCCGCCGTCTTGCTCCAACTTCTTAATCTTCGCGTTAACTTTGGCTTCTTCTACACGGGCTTTAAGCTCGGCTTTCTTTTGACGGCCTTCCATAAACTTTGTCGCAACGGCTGCAACTGGACCAAACAAACTCTGTAACATCAGTAACTCCAGATCGTAGGACGCAGCGCTCCGTCAAGCATCTCACTCGTGGCGGTATCCAGATGTATAAAACGACTGGCTGGATCGCCTTTCTGGGCAATTCCTATGCCCGTAAATACGTTAAGTTCTATAGCGCACGTAAGAAGCTCGTGAGCGGCTCCGTAAGCTACTTTAAAGTCTGCGGCTACTCCGTATGCATGAGAGCCGGGACGCGTCTTGTTGGCCTCGATAGGGTGTTCTATCGGGTCTCTGTATCCACTGGTTACTACCAGTGGTTTACCGTAAACCTCGCGCAGGATTTGAATCTGCTCCATAAAATCTGGGTTCATATCACAATAGCCTGTAGCAGAGCATTCAAACTCTCCGCGGCTAAAGTTTGGGTATCTTGACCAATCCATTACCACTTCACCTTGTCTGCCCAATAAGCCGCCGACATTTTCCCTTTAGAAATGTTGCGGCCATGACGGGCCTTAAAGCTCTTACGCTTTGCTTTCATACGTGCCGACTCACCAGCCTTTGGTTTGCCTGCGGTTTTTGCTCCTTGTTCACCAAAACGAATGGTCTTTACTTTGTCGCCTTCTTTGGCAACCACCACGTGGCTCTTCTTGGGGTGATTTGGTGTGCGCTTCGGTTTGTTGAAGCCACTCACTCCAGCTCTAGCTAATCTCGGATCTTTCTTTGTTGCCATAATTAGCCCCACTAATACTACTGTACATTGTTTAGCACAGGAACTGTTCTCATGTAATCCCCATCAATGAAGACATCATCAATTGCGTCAGCAAATGGGATATTTGATATTACAGGGCCAATCGGGCCCTCCCACTTAAGGCTCTCAATAGCAGTAAGCGCTAGAGTAAACGGCCCTAAAATCCCTGATCGATCGATTCCGACCTCAAACAGATATTCGCCAGTGTCCATATAATCAGAACGGAAGGTTCTGCCTGTGGCCTCAATCCCTGGAAGAATAGCCTGTACAGTCCATTTCGTGTATTCGCGCAGTTCGAGACCTAAAGCTGTCAGGGGCAACATCATTCCTGCCGCCATCAAAAGCAACATCGCACCGCCCTGAAAGTTACCGTCTTCGCTGTAACGGTTTTTAACTTCACGCCCCATACCGCCAAGAACGGTTTTTCCGTAAGCGTAGAAGTAAGATTTCAATTGCCAAATGGCAGTGAAGTACGGGCTCGAAGCCCAACTCGGCCGTTGTGCTGGATTAGGACGAATGATTGACTCTTCAGCAAAACGGACAACCGCCTCACGAAGTTTTTCGTTACTTTTAATATCTAGGTGGTCATTTTTCTCGTCATAGGCCGCCAGTACTTCATCTCGTGTTAGCCCAAGCTCTTCAAGATACCGAGCCTCGCGAGCACCAAAGTCTTTCTTGGTGGCCGTACGGATAAGGAACATGCGGCCCGCACCCGCTGCCATGATACGTGTAGCGCGTGTATACCAGTTCAGGCCTGTGTATTTGAAGAACCCAGCCATAGTTTTGCGCGCCCAATTGTTAGCGAAATCAAGTTCTCCAACTGCAATAAACATATTGTCCATCGCTTCCATTGTGATTACGCCAACATCCTGAGCAAACTGAACACGCTCGCCCGTACCAGTGAACGACTCTTGGAAGCCTGAGAACACCTCTTTGTAGAACGCCTTGATGTTGTCGTATTCCTTCAAGCGCACACCGATACCTGCAAGGTCAGTGACAGACGCAAACACGGTAAACAGCAGCGTTGTAAGTGCTGTATGCACCGCAGCAATACTGTTAAATAAACGCCACCCGCCGGACATACCTTGTCCTTTTTTACCTAACTGAGCTAAGACAGCATCTTCAATATGTTCTCGAACATCCTCTGGCGCGCTTTCAATAAGGGATTTAATACGGGTATAACCACCTCGGCGCTCGTACTCCACTTTACGTGTAAGCTGATGGAAGTACTGGATCATCGCCATGCCAGCGGGCTGCATAAATCCTGCTTCACGGGCCGCTGCGGTAGATACTTTGGCGAGCTCTCGAGATAGAGCAGCATCCATACCAGGGGACAACCGTGCTTTTTCTTTAGCTTCTTTGATAATTTCGGCTGCTCGTTTCACAGTAATATTGCGGCGTTCAGCGAGTCTCTCAGCCTGATAACTAATCTCTTCCAGCTCTCGGCGTAGTTGCGCGTCTTCTTCTGTCTCGCCAAGCCTAATGTCTTCGCTTGATTCGTTTTCATCTACATATGAAAGTATGGCGTCGATCCGCTGTGGAGAGAGACCTGCCTCGAGTAGCAGAGTTCTAAACGCTTCTGGGTTTTCCTGAATAGCTACGAAATTCCACATACGCGGCGCGTAGTTTTGGCGTTTTTTTATCGCAAACCAGGGGCGGCCGGTCTCTGGGTTAGTGATGTACTCATCGAAAATATCCGAAAAGAGTTCGCGGACTTTTAAAGCGTTAGCCGCAACAGCGTCGCCTGCGTCTGCGCGTCTTTGAAGATCGACATCGGAAACGTCCTCATTCTGTGCAAGCTCTAAAGAGTCTTTAACTTCTGGTACTTCCCAAGCGTTCTCTTCAGCCTTTATGTTTAAACCAAATATTGCGGCTAGGCGATTGTTGAACTCTCGATTCTTTCTTCCTTTAGCTTCGTGAAAGCCGACGCCTTCTTTAGAACTAGACTTCGCGTAAAAGAACTGAGCTATCGCAGTACCCTCGGGCCCTTGCTCACGCAACCAACCGTCTACAGAGCTAAGCATTCTGCTTAACCATTTATACGAACCAGACTGAAGTATTTTTTCGGTAGTGGATTTGTAACTGTTCAGCAGCCCCGGTGCTCTGTCTTTGATTTCTTTTTGGATATCAATCGCTATCTCACGAGCGGCGTGTTGTGTAGCCCAACCTACCTCGTCGTATTCATCCACTAGCTCGCGCGTCTTACGCTTGTGCTCAGCGACCACCTGATCAAAGTAGGTCTGCACAAACGGCTGATTATCGTATGCGGTTTTAGCTTCGTTATACGCGGCGTCTGTTTCGCCTTCTTGTTTAGCACGGAAAGGCACGCCGACTTGTGCGTTCGTGGTTGTAGCCTGAGTAATCCGACCGCCAAGTATTTGGCTCACGGCCTTCATAAACTCTTTAAGTTTCTTTGCAATCTGTTTGAAGTAGGCCTTTGCGCCCGTATCGGCTTTAGCCGACTCATCTAACAAGAACACTGCCACTTGGTCTGCATAGAACTCTTCGAACCCAAGCGACATAAGTTCATCAGCGTCTGCATACTGAGAGGGTACTTCACCGCCCATCTCCTCAACGTGGCGTTGGAACGCTTCAAACAGCATCTTGCCGCGAGGTTTGTCGAGTAGTGACTGCATTTCTTCTTTGAAGAGTATGTGCCCCACCTCGTGAGCAAGCACTGTACCTACGGCGGCGTCATTGATAGTCCCGGACTGCACATCGGTGTCGTTAATAACAATGATATGCGCGTCACCCGTCGTTACCATGCGGCCGGGTACGCGAACGCCGTCTTGAGTTTCGTCCATACGAGAAATAGTTTCAGATAAAAACTCTGCGACGGGGGCGTATTTACCTTCACCTGACGTGTAAGATTGGAAGTTCGCTTTTAATTCACTTAACGTGAACACGTGTATGGGCTTGCTAAACTTGAACAAGCTCGTAGCTTTGTTTGCTATGCGGCTTGTGAGTGTGCCCAAATTACCGTTAAGAGTTACCGTCGGGGCTGTTTTACGTTTTACGCGGCGAGCCTGGCGATTAACTGCTCGTCGATTGGGTCCCATCTCTGGTCCTGCGGGATTGAGAGATGCACTACCAAGAGTACGAGCGTCAGACGCCCGCAGAGCCGCTCCGGGCATACGATCGCCTGATGTTGGCTGCATCTCGAGCAGAATGCGAGAGGGGCGTGCCTTGGTTCTTTCGGCGGGTTGCTTTTCAAGTTTCTCAAGCTCTGCCTTACGATGAAGCTCGTTAAGAAGCAACTGCTGACGTAACGCCTCGTTACGACGCTCCTCTGGAGAAATTTCTAAGTCCCTTAGCTCATTCCTTAAATCGGCTACAGTTAGTCCTGCCTCACTAGCTGTAAGTTGTAGCGCTTCAGTTTCTGATAGGCCCTCGCTTTGTAATACTGCGACTCTGTCACGTATTCTTACAAGACCCGCATCAACAGGTGCCGCTTCTGCGGACCCTGCAAAACTATCTCTGATTCTTTTAGCACGAGCATTGAACCTTTTATTAATCTGGCGTGATTTAACATCTTTGTTAGGGTCCTGCTCGCGAGCTGGGTTATATAAGTCTGCGTCCTCTTGATCAAGACCACCTTCCTGACGGAACTCCTGTTCCGCCCGATCTTCAGGATTGTTAAGGGGGTCTAAATCAAGACTATTGTCTTGAGAAACTTCTACTCGTTGACGCTCGCGGAATCTCGGGTCAGTCATCGCGAACAGGTTATCCATAATGCGGCCGTCTTGTACTTCTTGCCGTATGTCTTTTTCGCTTAGTTGAACTGTGGTTCTGCGGGGGCCTGTATCAATATCGGCGGGGTCAAACTCCGTAAACGCAGCAATCTCTGTGGCCATACGAGACTTCAAGTTTGCGCCCATGAGTTTTATATCGCGTTCGCTACGGCCTGCTGCTCGCATCTCTTCGCGGCGACGAATAAACTCATCTCTATACTTCTGTCTAATAGATCCAATATCTTCGTCAAAGTCTGCTCTAGCAAGTTGCTCATCAACTCTTTGTTGCTGTTTAGTGCCTGCCGTGCGCTCTGCATTAGTGCGCGGGTCAGGCGCCAGGAGTAGATTACCTAGTGAGTCGCTGTAGCCCTCTGAACTAACTGTCGCCTGAAGTATTGGGTTAGTGCCATTATAGCGGCCCTCTGCGTCAACGTTCGTTGCGGCTTCTGTTGCGAGTGCCTGAATATCAAGTGCTTGACCCTCAAATGATAGTGCTTTACCACGGCCCGCCAGTTCACCAAACATCCTAAGCATACCTAGTTTGAGTTGCTGTGCTCGACTTAAACCCTCACCTACCAAAGTAGCTTGATCTGCTGTGTTGACTGAAATACCTGAATTGGCAAGGAAGCCAAGCCCTACGTTTTGGTTATTAGCAGCACCTTCAAGGCCCCCAAATTCTGAATGCCCAACTACTACGCGTTGCGTCTCTAGCTCGCCAGTTTCCGGATTAGTAATTTGTTGATTTTCTACTATCTGATTTACTACTCTAAACTTAGGTAGTGTGGGTCCGACACTGCTTCCGGCGCCCCTTTGAGCTGTATTGATAGCAGACGCTGATAGCTCGGCTGCATTTGCCTCTACTTCTTGGCCCGTCTCTGGATCAATAGTTTGCCTTCTAGCGCGGCGGCGGCCTTGCTCGGTTGGGTACTCCATAATGACAACGCGTTGTTCGCCGTCGATAGTTTGGAACTCAGGGAAGTAGGTGGCGGTGTCGTTATTTTTAGTAATTAGTTCAGCTAATACTTTTAAATTAGAAGCAGAAAGCGAGCCTCTAAATTTCTCTAACACAGATGTTCCGTCGTTCTCAGTGTAGCCGCGCTGTTCATACAGTTGGTTTAACAGGTTAAACCTTCGGTTGTACTCAGCATCGTCAAGAGTTTGCTGCTTAAACTGCTCTTGCAGTGGCTGATAAGAAGCGACGGCTCGTGGTTCACGGCCACGGTCTTCTTCTGGGTTGATGTCAGAAAACGGGCCTTCAGGATCAAACGGTAGTCCTCCGGTGTCATCTGCATCAATATTGCGGGGGTCTTGTTCGGGGTTTGCGTCAATGACGTTCTGCAACTCTTCAGCTAGTTGCATCTCACGTGCTTCGTCGTCGAAACGAGTTTTGCGATCTTCTTGAGCTTGTCGCGTATCGACTACATCAATGTTCTGGTTATCAGTAGCGATACCTTCAGCAGCTACCCTAGCCGCTGCTTCACCCTCAGCATTAGTAGCTTCTTCACTGACAACGTTTCCGTTGTCATCTGTAACTCTTACAACACGATCGACATCAACTGGCTTGGTGTTGCTGTAGCCTAAAGCAGCAACTAAAGACTCTTCAGAAGCGCCCGCAGCCAAAACTCCTTGAACTACGTCTTTATCAAACGAAACGATTGTACCTCTTCCAGGGACTCTAGCTGCATACGCAACGCGTCCTTCTCCAGGTGTTTCCACAATTTCGTTTTCTGGGAGACTGTCTAGGTTTGTTGTGCCTTCAGGTAACCAAGTAGCCGCCTTTGTAGAGCCTGAGTTAGCTGTCGCGTCAATCTGTGCGTCTAAGTCTTTTGGAGATTCAGGAGTTGGACCCGCTAACGAGTCATCACTAATGTTTGTAGTCTCTGTGTCTATATCAGCCGCTACTCTTGCATCTGTAGCGTCATCAACCATTTGATTAGCAACTTTAAAAATACCTGTAACCGACGCGCCTGCTGAACCAATAGCTTTACCACCAAAGAAGCCAGCAAACGCAGCTTGACCTAATCGAAGTTGGGCTTGCTCTGCAGTATAGTTTTCATCTGTAGCAAAGCGTTGACCAACCATAGTGCCTTCTTGGAGGACTTCAGTACCGCCTTCAATGACGCCGCTTTTTACACCTTGGGTTATAATATCTTGAGCGTACTGTTTTAACTTACTGTTTCCCGTTTTTGCGGCTCTACTTGTGGCGTGTTTAGCTAGACTCTTAAGTATAAACGCCTCACCTCCAACACCTATAGCAGCAAGAGGTACGCCAGTTAAAAGCGACTGAAGGGCTCTCGACTCATCGAGTTCTACTCCAGCTTCATCGAACTCACCAAAAGAGCCGCCAGCCATCATTGGATATTCTTGAGCAACAGCGCCTGCTATACCGCCGCGCTTTGCGGCTGTACTTGTGCCACGTAGCAGTCCATAACCTGTTTCTAAAATATCTTGTTCTTCGGGCGTCAAAAACTGTTTGCCGCCTTTAGTCCTAGCTTTTTCTGCTATGTCTTCTATGAGTTTTCTAGTTGTAGACTGTGTAACTTTGTTTAAGGCTGTTTTAGTTATGGCGCCCGTTACTGCACCGGCGAAACCTGTTCCGATGGTAGCAATCGCAGAGGGCGCTATCTGACCAGTAGCCCCCGCTATCTGTTGAAAAAATCCATATACTGTAGGTTCGTCGAGAAAAGTCTCAAAGCTCTCTACGCCTTCCATGACGTTAGACGCCATCGTTTCGGCTTCTTTGGCGTTATTTAAACGTGTCGCTACACCGTCTTCGTCTCCTAACAACGTGTTACCCAAAGCCGCAAAATAATTAAAGTCGCTCTCAAGACCTAAAGCTCCGGCCTTTACTCCGCGTTCAAAGGTACCTGCTAGGCTGCCAGGGGCTGTCACAAGACGTTCTTGAGACTCAACCGTACCAAGCATATCCATGTAGTCATCGGGGTTTGTAGTACCCTCTAAGAACCCTGAATAACGGTTGGGGTTTGAGGCTTTGTCAAAAAGATTTATAGCCGACGTAACGTCATTGGTGGTAGCCGCTTGGGTGTTTTGAACAAGCATGTTACGTGGCGCAAACTCGGCTCTTACAGAGGCTTGTAGCTGTTCGATTACATCAGGGGTCTGCATAGGTTGCTGCGGTACTGCTCGACCTGAGTTAGCCATGTCGATACTTGTCAGCAACTCTCCTGGAGTTATGTCTGTGTTCGACTCCATCTTCGCCATAGCTGCTAGTAGCGTAGCTCTAGTATTTTGATTAGACAGATCTATCTGATCGTCGGGGTTTAAACCGGTGCGCTGCGTAATAAAGTCAATATAGTTATCTGTGTCGTTTTCATTAGGTGGGGCGAAACGAGATATCGTGTCCCGAACAGTAGAGATACCTTGATTACCATATGAATTAAGGACTTTATCAGCTGCCCGATACCCGAAGCCTACATCGGTAAAACTAGAAAAACCACTGTCCTGTCCTGTTTGCCCAAGCCAGTCATTGTTTTCGTTAAACCGAATATTCAGTGGGTTTTTTGTGCGGTCGGCAAGTGCCATTTTCCCACCTCTACTGCCTGTTCGCTCTAGACGGGATGCCTATAAGGACTCGTTTAAGGTTTTGGTTAAGCTGTAAATCATCCAGGTCAACAGTAATGTCTGTCGGCGCCCCTTGATTATCTAGGAAGGTAATAGATTTCGCCAAGGTTTTACCATTAACAACCTCAGTATTAACCTTAATCCGGTCTTCCATATTACCCACTTGGAAGTAATTTGAATCGCGCGCTATCAGGTCCATAACTTTGTCAGGCCAGTTAAGCGGATTTAAAACACTACCTTGTTGTTCTTCTGCTTCCGCAGCGACGTACGGAATAAGCGCGTTTATTACTGCTCTTTGGTAAGCAGCGCGTTCGACACCTTGTATACCTGCTGCCATATTCACCAGCCTATTCATCTCTTTCGAAACTTCCGCTTTTACGCCGGGGCCCAAAATCTCGTCGTCAAATGTAAATCTGTTATCATCAGTCAAAACTTTACCAATAATACTCTGAGAAAGCTCCGTAGATTCTTCAACGGCTGTATTTGCATCTTTTTGCAGTTCACGCTGGTCCTTTTGTCTATTACGCTGTAAATTAGCGGCCTGAAGTTGTGTTGTTACACCGGTCTGTTCATCGTCAATTTGCTGACCACGTGTGTAATCCATTGCGCCGCGCTGTAAGAAATTAAGTTGTTTCTGAAATGCTTCAGCACGCTCTTGGTTCGTCTTGCCTTGCCCAACCGAAGCAATAAGCGCAACTTCTAGTTGTTTTGCGCTGGGCAACTTCCGCATATCTTCAACAGTAGTAATACCGTTCTCGTTTAGATAACGACGCATGTTAGCCATTTTATCAGGCGTAACTTCAACAGTACCTTTTTCAATTTCTGCTCTGAGCTCCGCAGCAGTAAGCGGAACAGTATCACCTGTTTTAAGCTCAGCCATAACAGTGTCCATAGATTTAGCTGACTCAAGAATACGTTCCTTAGTCTCACGAAGAAGCTTGTTCTCGATTTCTGATTTACGGGCCCGAGCTTCTTTAGTGTTAACACCGCGAAGGCTTCTTGCTTCGTTTTGCAACGCAACATAATCAGGGTGGTTCTTAATCAATTCTTTTTCAGTTCTGCTGATTTCCCCTTTTATACGGCCAACATTTCTCGCAGCTGCATTACCGCCTCTTGTACCCAATTTTGCCTCTTCAGCCGCAAGCTGCGTACGTAGTGTTTCGAGTTTTGACCGTTGTGCCGGATTAATAGTTGGTAAATCGTCTCTAGCTTTAAGCTCCGCAGCGCGCTCATCATCGGCTTTTTGAGTCTCAAGCCCAGTTATATCTACGCCAAAATCTGCAGCTATACCTCTCAAACCTTCTTCATCTGACAGGTTTACAATCCTATAGAAATTAGCCATAGCCGAGTTGTCAGCGGCTAATTTATCAGCGGCTTGGTCTAAAATAGTTTCTTGTAACAGAACTTTATTTACTTGGCCTTGCTCTCTTAAAAAACTACCTGCGTTTTCTTTACCGCCACGAGTTATACCCCGTAAATAAGTATTAGTTACTACTTGATTAAATTCATTTGGGTCTAGCTTAACAACAACATCATCGCCCTCGGCAGTTCTATTCTGAGTAAGAGGCGCTTTACGACCATCAGGCCTTGTTACAATTGCTGAATAACTGCCGTCTTCATTAACGACAATATCAGAAACTTCTGTTTGAATATTGGTACCGTTTTCATCAGTAGCTTGGTTATAAGCTGGGTCCATATTTAAAGACGCCAAAACAAGGTCAGGTCGTTCTTTCATAAGACGAGGCACATCGATCTGCGCTATTTGACCATCGCCTGTTGTATCATATGTTACATAGTTACCAGAAATATCAATCTCACCCAGCAAGTTCTGACTGCGCTGCTTTATAATGGCCTGTTGATTGACTTCATTCTGTTGAGCAGCAGCTACTCTTGCTTGAGGCGTTTGCCCGCGGCCGATGGTGTTTAGTGTCCCTAATATTGAGCTAGCAAGCTGTGACATTTCATACCCCTATATAGCGAACGCTAGAATCGCAGCAGTCCCAAGACTAGCCACTGTATTATATGTATTTGCTTTAGATGCGGCCTTAGCTTGCGTATACGCGTTCTTTAACTGAGTGGCGTTCTGCGCCGACGTTCCAAGTTGTGATTGCGACGCCCGGTTAACGCCTTGCCCAATATTAATTAAGTCAGACAATAGCCTTGTGTTTGCCTCGTCTTGAGCAATACGGGCATCGTTAACTGATTGAATACCTCCAAGCGTGCTGCCTGAAGCAAGAGCTCTATCCATCTGCTGGCTCTGAACGTTTGTCAGTTGACCACCATAACGACTTATATTTCTCTGCTGTATCCCTCGCGTTAACTCAGCCGCTTTAGGAGCATCGATACGAGCCTGGTCAATAAGACTGGTATCTGTCTGTGACTTGTTTATAGCGTCTGATTCGAAATCGCTGTACTTAGCTATAAAGTCTTCATACTCGCGACGAGTTATGTCGGCATATGTCTTATCAGGATCAGCTACTGTAGGTAGTGAACTAGCATAGCCTGCTGCAATTTGTCTTGCGGCGATGGAGCCTAGCATTGGTTGCAACATGATTTACCTCTTTCCATACAACGAGCCCGCCTGGATTCGTTGACCTAAAGTTGTAGGAAGTACCTGGTTGGGGTTGGCTCCCGGAATGGGTTGGCCGTCCGGCCCGATTTTCAGCTCAGTACCTATATTTGGAGAAAAGAAAGTGCCTCCACCAGCCATATTTTTAACGCCCTGCATACCCAATGCAGACCCGAGCTGCACAGCCGCATTGAATTTTGCGGTGGATACGTCTTGTTTCGCTTTAGCCTTAGTAAGTGCCTCAGAAGTAGCGAGTCGGGAGGCCGCGGCCATACCTTTTTGAGCATCAGCGGCTTGACCGCGCGCGGTGCCGAGTACATTTGTTTGCATCTGATTTTGAATACCCAGGCCAGAAGTATTGGCTACTCCAAGCTGCCCTTGAAGTCCTTTGGACATGTCGCTACCAGCGGAGACGTTCTGGGTTTGTTGGAACCCTATGTCATTAGTAAGCGCTTGCATGGTGTCTGCGTTTGCCCGCGCGCGAAGTGTCGTTGTCGGGTCATCTGATAAAGATTTATCCCGCATCTGGACTAAGAGAGGATCATACTTTTCTTTAAAACTGTTATATTCAGCCAACGCTACAGCAGCGTTAGTTTTGTCTGCTTCGCTTGGCTTGTAATCCTGTTGTTTGGGTTTCTTACTCATCAACCTGCCTCGTATATACTCTAGTATCTAAACTCCAACCGGAGCCTCGTAAATACGCTTCCAATGCGTTGACAGGTGTCCATACCTCTAAACGATTACACTCTAATTGTTTTGCCACATTTTCGAAAAACGGCAAATAGTTAATTACGTTGTTGCTGCCAAGTTTTTTAGCCCAGCAAACCCAAAAATGCAGCGTACGGTCCTTCGTGTACTGGTCCGTTATGACGTTTGTTATAACAAACCCATCTGAGGACACGTGTAAAAGCGCGTTTCCGTATAAACACTCTGCGTATACATCCTCGGGTCTCCAGGTCAGGCTTGGTATTTGAGCCTTAAGCTCTAACAAAGCCGGACGAATCCAATCCCATTCGTCACGAATATCCGCAATAACCGGATCAGATAAAGGATTTTCTACCTGCGTACTTACGAGTTTTACGTCCGCCATGTAGTCCTCCATATCTAACCTTTGCAACGACTGGGTTATCCGCCTGACGGCCGCGTCTTTCGGCGTAAATCAGTCCTTCGTTAAACAGCCCATTGTAGATTTGGGCTGCTGCAAGATCTGTCCAGTCCTGAGAGGGCATACGTGTCAGCCTAAACAGGGCACCATTAACAATCGTGTCTCTGTAGTCGGTCATAACACCGTCGTCGCAGGCGTTTGAAGTTTGTGTCGGTTTCAAAGCAACTCGTATTTCCACACCTTGTGAGATGGTTTCGCTCGGGACGGGTACAAGATTTACGGTCGTAAGGTTCTGCTTTATAAAATACTCGGGAGTGCCGGTATCTTTACGCCAGTTCTCTTTACGTTGCTCCAACAATCCGCTGGATACAGGCTCAAGGGGTTTACCTTCATGTGTCATCCAAACTATTCGATGTACGATCGTTCCGGTGGGTGGCTCCAAGTCGTACTCATAGATACCTGAAACCACAGTAATAGGGTCAAGCTGCACCTGATAAGCTTCTGACTTCTCGCATAGCTCTATGACTGCGGATCGAATTGAGCGTTCAGCGATTACTTCGGGGCATGCGGGAACCATCGATAGGATGTCAGGCAAAATAGTGTCGTATCTGATAGCCATTAGCCGTCTCCTCTACGTTCGATATTAGGGGTAGTGATCGTGTCGATCTGCGCCTTACCCGTAATCGCGGCGGTAAACAGGTTGTAGTGAGACGAGGCTCTCTGCGCGTTACCAGCGGCCTCGGACTCTTTCATGAACGCCATATATAAGATGTAGTTTTGGACGGCGTTGGCATACATGTCATCAACGCTAAGGTTGCCGCCTGCTGAGACAGTCGCTGGGTTCTTGGAGTAGACAATTTCTATGTAAGTGCTCGCGGAAACGCCAGGGAATACGTAGTAGTTCTTAGGGTCTTGCTCGTCATAAATGTAGTTTTTAACCACATTCGAATGAGCAGCGTCACCTGTTACAGCGGGGTCATGCCACGTCGGTGTCTGAGTATCTAAAACATCTCTTGCTACAAGACGTATTGCCCGCCCGCCATTGCCACCAGAGGCAGCCGACATGTTCCGCATTACCCGAAGTAGGCGATTTCCGTCAGAAGGTATTGACTGCTTAGTGCCGGTAGCCAGCGTTACGGTAGTATTTTCGGATGTAGCATCTGGCTTGAGTAGGGCTATTTCACGTTGAGCATCATTCAGCCATTGGATGAGCTCATTTGTTTCATTCCAGCGGATACCGGCAGTGTCCTGCAGAGTCTCTTGAACTTTGTTTATAACGTCATTAACCGCTACAGCCATTGCTACCTCTATCTACGTAACGCTTCTTCCCAAGCTGCGTCGCGTTGCTCTGATGACAATGTTTTACCCGCTAACTTATTCACTACAGCAGCTTTGGGCGTATTGTCGTTTTTAAAATTACTTGGGTTACCCTCGTCCATAAGAACAACTAACTGGTCCACTAGCTCGTCAAACGAAACGTCATCAGATTCTTCGCTTTCTTCTTCGATACTCGGTTCGACGGTAGTGCCATCAACTTGTTTTGCCCCCATCGACATCGCCAAGATTGCAGCTTCTTCTGCCAGCTCTTGGGGTTCGCCAGGGAACAGTACGAATACACCACCCCAGGTGGTGGTAACTCTTATTTCTTTATCTGATAGGACCTTCATTTGATTTCCTTTCTATGAAGAAGATGCCCCCCTCCGAAGAGGGGGGACTTATACCTATTGAGCGGTATCGAGACAGATAACGCCGAAGTCCTGGACGGAGCCAGAAATATCAGAGTTGTACTTCGGCTTACGAAGACCAAAGATTTTGCCGACAGAAATACCGGCTTGGTTTTCGTAATCGAAGGTGTCTTCGACGATCTCAGGCAGACCGATATCGGCCATTGCAAGAGCCTGTGCGCCGCAGAACAGAGCACGTGCGCCGTTTACATCAGCGTTTGCACCCCATTTGTAACCAGCAGCACCAGCGTTACTGGAAGTACCAGCTGTTGCACCGGATGTGTTGAACACGTGGCGGAACTCATGAACCATCACGCCGTCAACCATCAG